ATAAACATAAGTCTAAAAACTTTCTTGCGTGGTGTTTATTTTCACAGATGAGAAATACACTAGGCCATATTAATAATATAAAGTGTTTAGAAACAAATCTGTATAGTGATAAAATGGGTATTGCTGGTCAGGTGGATTGTATCGGAGAATATAAAGGTAAACTATCTGTAATAGATTTTAAAACATCAAGTAAAGAAAGAGATGATGCGTGGAATGAAAACTATTACATACAAACTTGTGCATACTCATATATGTTTGAAGAAAGAACTGGACAGAAGGCAGAACAATGTGTTATACTTGTAGTCACACAAGATGGAACAGTACAAGAGTTTATCAAACAGAGAGATGATTATATACCATTGTTAAATGACGCAATAGAACAATGGAACAAGAGGAGTTAGAATGAACGATTTTTTGAAAGATATAATTAAGACAACTGGAAATGAGTATGCAAGTCTAGTTGCAGACGGAGTAGAGGCTGGTGATGTAGATAATTTTATTGACACAGGTTCGTATGTATTCAATGCGTTACTGTCAGGTTCAATACATGGTGGATTACCAGCAAACAAAATCACTGCACTTGCTGGTGAGAGTGCAACAGGTAAGACATTCTTTTTAATGGGTATAGTAAAAAACTTTCTAGATGCAAATCCAAAGAGTGGTGTAATCTATTTTGAAAGTGAAAGTGCAATCACAAAACAAATGGTGATTGATAGAGGTATTGACCCAGATAGAATGGTTATCGTTCCTGTCACAACAGTGCAAGAGTTTAGAACACAATCACTGAAAGTATTAGATAGATATTTACAAGATGATGTAAACATTAGAAAACCATTGTTTCTATGTTTAGATTCTCTTGGTATGTTATCCACAACAAAAGAAGTAGAAGACACAGCAGACGGTAAAGAAACAAGAGATATGACAAGAGCTCAAGTATTGAAGGCTGCATTTAGAGTGTTGACTTTAAAACTAGGTAAGGCAAAAGTTCCTATGGTCGTAACAAATCACACCTATGATGTTGTTGGTTCTATGTTTCCACAGAAAGAAATGGGTGGTGGTTCTGGATTGAAATATGCAGCTTCATCTATTGTTTATCTATCTAAGAAAAAAGAAAAAGACGGTGCAGAGGTAATCGGTAATATCGTGCATTGTAAAAATCATAAATCAAGATTGACTATAGAAAATAAAATGGTAGATGTAAGATTAACTTATGATAAAGGACTTGACAAATACTATGGATTGTTAGATATTGCAGAGAAGTATAACATATTCAAAAAGGTATCAACAAGATATGAATTACCAGACGGTTCTAAACAATATGGTAAGTCTATTATGAATGACCCAGAAAAATACTTTACAAAAGATATCATGGATAAGATAGAAGAATCAGTAGGTAAAGAATTTAAATATGGATAATTATATAAGATGTTACGATAACGCAGTAACAGATGAATTTAGTGATATGTGTGTATTGAAGTTTGAGAACGATTATATCGCACACGAACAATGGCCTGAAGATAAACCATTCTTTACACAAATCAATCTAGGTAAGAGTGGTATGTGGGGAGATGAGAATACATATCTTACTGATGTTTTTACAAAGTATGTAAAGAAGTATAGAAAAGATTGTAAGATTGATAATAATCAATGGCCTAGTAGTTTTGGATTAGAACCATTTAGAATGAAAAGATACTTACCTGATGGTCAAAACTTCCCACCACATGTTGATGTAAATACAAAACAGAACTGCACAAGATTTCTTGCGTTCTTTTTATACTTGACAGACAACAAAGAAGGTAGTACCATATTCACTAATCACAATGTGAAGTCTTCTTGTTCGAAGGGTTCACTTTTAATATTTCCACCAAACTGGTTGTATTTACATTCTGGTGAAAAATGTGTGGAAAAAAATAAATATATTGTAGGTAGTTATGCTCATTACATTAAATAATTGTTGTTCTAAATCATATCTAGATTCTATGATGTTACTGTCGCAGAGAAGTGACCAATGGAATTTTAGATATCCAGAAGGTAAACCTTTTGAACAAAGGTTTGCAAAGATAAACTTAGTTCCAGATAATCAGAATACATCTCTTGCTGGTATGGCTATGGGTTTGTTATTACAAATCTTTGATGCTGGTGGATACAAATACTTTGAACCAGAGGTAAAGTTCTGTGGTATATCAGTTAAGGGTAGAGGTGTAGATGACCCACACACAGATACTTGGGATAAAGACACAGTCAAGATTTTAGGATTGTTAAATAGTGATTGGAATAGTGAAACAATGGGTGGTGGGTTTATACACGATAATAAATTACACACTCTGAAGCCTACAAGTTTCGTTATATTTGATTCTAATAAAGTGCATTGTGCTCAAGATGTATTGACAGATAAGAAAAGATTTGCGATAGATTACGCAGTGAAAAGAAAATGAGTATTCGTGAAAAATTTGTGTATGTAGAAAGTAAATCGCAAGACCAGACTTGTATAGGTATCAAGGGTGGTAAGTTTGCTGGTGTGGTTTACAAATATGGTAAAGTTTCTTTTGCGAAAGAAGAAGATGAAAATGGAAACTTGCCTATGCAGTTTCAATATGATATAGTAGATAATAATGGAATACCCAGAGAACAATTTAATGATGAGTTCTTTAATCTCATAGGTGATATATTAGTTGAGGTTATGGACGAACAAACAAAGGTAGCAGTAGATGAGAAACCAATCCCAGTCAATAGAGAAAACAGCTCTAACTAATTTAATATGTAATGAAGATTACGCAAGAAAAGTTATACCTTTCATAAAGAAAGATTACTTCGCAGTAAGAGAAGAAAGATTACTCTTTGAAGAGATACTTAAGTTTGTAGAAAAATATAAAAAGATACCTACTAAAACCTCTCTGAATATAGAGATAGAAAGTAGAAAAGATTTAACAGAAGATGACCACGATAAAATAGTCAATCTTATTAGTAGTCTAAAACCTACAGAGGTAGACTTAGATTGGTTAGTTGACACAACAGAAAAGTTTTGTAAAGACAGAGCTATCTACAATGCGATTGTAGAGGGTGTCAATATTATTGATGGTAAAGATAAAAAGAGAACACCAGATGCAATACCAGATATTTTATCTGATGCACTATCTGTTGGTTTCGATAATAGTGTTGGACATGATTATCTTATGGACGGACAAGAAAGATATGATTTCTATCACAAGAAGGAAGAGAAGATACCTTTCGACTTAGAATTTTTTAACAAAATAACAAAGGGTGGATTACCACCAAAGACACTGAACATTGCACTTGCTGGTACAGGTGTAGGTAAATCTTTGTTCATGTGTCATGTTGCGTCTAACTGTCTTTCACAAGGTAAGAATGTTTTATACATTACTATGGAGATGGCTGAAGAAAGGATTGCAGAAAGAATAGATGCAAATCTGATGAATATCAGTATTACAAATTTACCAGAGTTACCCAAGAGAATGTTTGAAGATAAACTTGCAAGTATTCAAAAGAAGACAAGTGGTAAACTAATAATTAAAGAATACCCAACTGCGTCTGCACATAGTGGACACTTCAGAGGGTTAATCAAAGAACTAGCAATTAAAAAGTCTTTTAAACCAGACATAGTGTTTATAGACTATCTCAATATATGTGCATCAAGTAGATTTAAGGGTGGTGCAAATATCAATTCATATACAATCATAAAATCGATTGCAGAGGAACTTCGTGGACTCGCAGTAGAAACTGGTGTACCATTTATGTCTGCAACTCAAACAACCAGAACAGGTTTTGTATCTAGTGATATAGGACTGGAAGATACTTCTGAAAGTTTTGGACTGCCTGCAACAGCTGATTTTATGTTTGCATTGATACAAACTGAACAACTACAGGAAATAGGACAGATGCAAGTCAAACAGTTGAAGAACCGATATAATGACCCAACCATGTATAAACGATTTGTGATTGGTGTTGATAGAAGTAAAATGCGTCTGTATGATGTAGAATCACAAGCACAAGAGGAGATAGTCGATAATGGTCAAGAGAAACTTAATCAAGTCTTTGAAGAACCGTCTTTTGGGAAAGATACAAAGGACAAACAAATTGAAAGATTTTCGAAACTCAAAGTCTAACTACTATGTAAGTCAAGACAATCAAGATGTAGAAAGACCTTACACCGTAATGGAGAGTAAGACTAGAAAAATAATCACTAGGTGTGAAACAAGACAACTTGCAGAGAGTATTGCAAAGTTCCAAAACAAGACACCTACTTTTGGTTCACAAGGATTTCCTGACTTTCTAAAAGAATAAATAGTATAAAACAATTTTGTACTAATGGGAGCTTGGAATGTCACTGAATAGGTATGTTCGCCAACTAAATCCAATCAAAGAAAATAAAGTAACACCTGTCGTAAAAATTGACACATTTTTACAAGAACAGTCAACTGAAGCAGAAAAAGTTATCGCATCAGTTGGTGGTGGGTCTGTTGGAGAAGCTGTTTATGAATCTTGGGTTTATATAGTTGCGAAACTGTCTGGTAAAAATACCCTACCCACAATGTCAAATATTAAAAGTATATCATCTGAAAGTGAGTTTGTTAAAGATGGTGCAAAATGGATAAACAACTACAGAAAAAAATTTGGTACTGAAAAATCAGATAATTTTTTATGTGAAGCTATAGAGATAATCGGTGGTGATATAAAAAAGATACCTAATGTAAATTGGGGTAGTGTTGACATAATACACAGCAGTATTAATACATTTTATAAAAATGTACCTGAAAAATATTTTACTAAGGGTAGTAAAGCTAACACCGCTGATATGATACTCGTAGTCAGTGGTTCTGCAAAAGAATTATTAAATAAATTATCTACTTCAACTATGAATTGGACAAAAGATGGCGTGATATCAGTTGAAGGGACAAATATAAAATTCATTCAAGTATCTTTAAAAAAAGGTATGGACAATGCAAGGATAGGAAAACTTAACACCTTAATAAACACGATATACGGAAAACAATCATCAATGCCTTCACAATTAGTTGGAGAGGATTTGTCTGAGGGTATTTTATCAAATGTGTTTGGTCGTTTTACAGATATTTTATCAAAAGGATTTAATTTTGTATTAAAATTTGCAAAAAGTGTTTTTTCAAAAATAAGAAACTCTATCTTAAAAAGTGCGATTAAAATAACAAAATTAGTTGTCAAAGATAAAATGCACAAATCATCAGCAAAATTAACAAGTTTATTAGGAAGCACATTGTCAGAGGGTAAAAATGACCCTGTAAAAATAAATGCACCAATGTTGAGAGAAATGAAAGTTCTAAAAAATGAACTAATAGCAAAAGACTTGGTTAATAAAGAGTATGATTTACTTCTAGAGAATGTGCAAAAATTAAATAATAAAAAACCAAATATAATAAAATTGAATAATAGTGGTACTAATCCAAAATTAGAAATGAAACAGTTTATAAATCCAGCAAATATAGTTTTAAGTAGAGGTTTAAATGCATTCATCACAAGAGATGAATTATTACCAGCTTTAAAATTAGTTGCTAACTATGCGTCTTATAAAACTTTTAATGCAATGTTATCTGATATGTTAACAAAAGTTAATGTTGCAGAGAGGGTAACACAACCCTTAGTTGCTCTATCTGCAAAGTTAAAATCAGAAGCGATGTTTGGAGATACCTTACTTCCACTTTGGATTGTTTATGGAACAGGTGGTGGTGCGTATTACAAACACACTAAAAATGAGTTTGAAGATATGACTGCTGAAAAAATTAATGAGTTAGGTGAGTCTATGAATGTTCCGTTTATGGTTTTAAAAATAGGTCGTTCTTTAGGAAAAAAAGATTATAACTCTATAAATTTATATTTACTTGTTGGTGCTGTAAAAGTTGATACTGAACTTAAACCAGAATATTTACAAATACAATTTATTAATCGGAGTGGTAGTTCGTGGAGTTATAAAATTGATGCGAGCACTAAAGTATTAGGTGAACCAAAATAATGCTCAGATTTACAGACATACTAAACGAAAGTAAGGCTGGTAAGAACTTACACCTTGAACACATTGAAGATGAGATAATCAATCATGGTGTTGATGGTGGTAGAGCTGCAATCAACTTTCTGCGTTCACTAAGAGATATGTTGTCTGGTAGTGCAAGGTCTTCAGTAAGAATGACAGTCAAGTGGGACGGAGCTCCTGCAATCTTTACAGGTATTGACCCATCAGATGGTAAGTTCTTTGTTGCAAAGAAATCAGTATTTAATGTCAATCCAAAACTATACAAAACAAATGCAGAGATAGATGCAGATTTGAGTGGTACACTAAATGCAAAGTTCAAGGTTGCACTTGCAGAGTTATCAAAGTTAGGTATCAAAAATGTATTACAAGGTGACTTGATGTACACAGATGATATTGAAACAGAAACAATAGATGGGGTAAAGTATTATACATTTCAACCTAATACAATCGTTTATGCAGTTCCAGTAGATTCTGATTTAGGTAAAAGAATGAACAAGTCAAAGATAGGTATTGTATTTCATACAACCTATGAAGGTAAAGAGTTACAAGACATGAAAGCAAAGTTTGGTGCAGATGTATCTAAGTTAAACAAGACAAGTTCAGTATGGTTAGATGATGCGACATACAAAGATGTTTCTGGTACTGCAACTTTTAATGCAAAAGAAACAGAGGCGATTACAGCTATCCTATCTAATGTAGGAAAGACATTTCAAAGAATAAATGCACCCATGTTAAGAAACTTCCTTAAACTTCAAGAGAGTTTGACTGGTAATCTTATTGGTGCGTCACTAAAAACCTTTACAAATACAAAAGTTAGACAAGGTGAACAAGTAAAAAATCCAAAGAAACACGCAATAGATTATGTAAAGTATGTTGAGAATCATTTTAAGAAACAAATAGACAAAGTAAAGACACCAGCTGCAAAAGAGAAATACAAGAAACAACAACAAGAATATGTAAGAGAGTTTAGAAAACATACAAACAATCTTGCAAACATTGTTCTTTTTCAAAATCTAATGATAGATGCGAAGATGCAAATCGTCAGAAAACTAAATAGTGTTAAAGGTTTGACGGATACCTTTATTCGTACAAGTAATGGATATAAAGTAACAAATCCAGAGGGATATGTTGCGATTGATAGAGTAAAAGGTAACGCAGTAAAATTAGTGGACAGAATGGAGTTTTCCTTTAACAACTTCACTGCACTAAAGGCATGGGACAAATGAAAAAATTAAAAGACTTATACAGGACAGAAGACCTTTATACAGGTTACAAAGAACTTGATGATGCACTTGATGAACTAACAGAATTTAGAGTTATTGGTAGAGCACAACGCAGAAAGATTGCGAGAAGAATGGCCAAACTTGTTAAGACCGCTGGTTTTAAGAAGAAGGTTGAAAGGTCTAAGAGAAGGATAGCATCTGTTGCAAAACAGAAAGTTAAAGCTGCTAAACTTGCAAAACAAAAAGTTATTGATAAATATTTTCCAAGTTATAAAAAAATGGCTTTACCAGCAAGAGTGAAGATAGACCAAAAGATAGGTCAAAAATATGGTGGTATGATAAACAAACTCACCACTAGACTTATGAAGGTAGTAAAGAAAAAGGAAATAGAAAAGGTTAAACAAGCAAGAGCAAGGGTACAAAACTGATGTTAAAGTTTCAGGAACAGGCTGGTCAAGTTGTTTTTACCTTTGGAAGATTTAATCCACCCACCACAGGACATGAGAAACTATTAGACAGAGTAAAACTGATTGCTGGTACAGGTAGGTATGTAATCTATCCATCACAATCACAGAACCAAAAGAAAGACCCATTACCATTTGCGTTGAAGGTTGCATATATGAAAAAGATGTTTCCTACACACGCAAGAAATATACTTGCAGATAAAAAGATAATCAATGTATTCGATATCGCAGTTAAATTGTATAATGAAAAATATACAGATATTGCAATGGTTGTTGGTTCAGATAGAGTAAAAGAGTTCAAAACCTTACTTGACAAATACAATGATGTCAAGAGTAGACATGGTTACTATAAGTTCAGAACTATTTCTGTGATTAGTGCTGGTGAAAGAGACCCAGATGCAGAGGGTGTAACTGGAATGTCTGCATCTAAGATGAGAGCATCTGCATCACAAGGTGATTTTGAATCATTCAAGTTAGGATTACCTAAAGGTTTCAAAGACGGACAAAAGTTATTTAATGATGTGCGAAAGTTTATGGGTATTCGTGAGGAAAGAGATATGGGTTTAATGACAGACTATGAAGAACTTAGAGATGCATATCTTACAGGAGATGTTTGGAATATAAACGATACTATCGTTGCAAGAGGTATTCAAGGTAAAATAATAAATAGAGGAACAAACTATGTATCATTTGTAGATGAAAGTAACAAAGTACACAAAGCATGGTTACACGAAATAAATGTGCATGAAAATCCATTTGCTGGTGGAATGTTAGACCCATCACCTTTAGTGAGAAAACTTAAGGGTAAGTTAGATAGTAGAATAATATCAAAAGTTATTAAAAAATACAAGGACGGAGTTGATAAAGGAAAAGATAAAGGTGGTAGTGCAATATCTGGAGGAAAAAACTCAAAGAATAGATTAATATTTGATATAGTTCGACAATTTGGTTTAGAGACAAAATATGGAATGAACACAAGAGGTATTGCAAAATTTATTAATAAGTTAGTAAGTAAAGGTAAACTTGATAAAAAGTATGTGGTAGAAGCAGAGAAGATTAGAAGAGTTAGACAAGATAAAGATGTAAAAGGAAGTCCTGGCTCAGAACCAGCAAAGTATTTTGCAAAGGGTGCTGGTGGTAAGGGAATGTCTAAGTCAACAAAACAAGCTCGTGCAAGACACTTTGATAAAGGAGCTGCAATGAGTGATGATGACCCAAGAGCATATGAACCTGCTCCTGGCGATAAGGGTAAAAAAACAAAACCATCAAAATATACAAAGAAGTTCAAAAAAATGTATGGGGAGGAAGAAATGGAGTTAGATGAAAAAATAGCAGGTTTAGTGAAGAAGTCTAAACAGACAGGTGTTCCTTACGGTACTCTAAAAAAGAGTTATGACAGAGGTATGGCTGCGTGGAGAACAGGACACAGACCTGGCACTACTCCACAACAGTGGGCATTTGCAAGAGTGAACTCAATGTTATCAGGTGGTAAAGCAGACCCAGACTTACAAAAGATTGCGAGGGCAGCAAAGAAGAGAAAGAAAGCATCTAAAAAAGAAAGTTTTATGAATATTAATACTGTGCAAGAGTGGTTTGAGTCTAATATCACAAGAGCAAAATATCAACTAAATCATGGAGAAGATTGGTGGTGGAAGATGAACGAAGTCCACGATAAGATGTTGGAGAAGATTGATGCAGATTGTTGTGATGATTGTATTAATGAAGAAATGAAACCAGAGGACTCACTAAAAAACTGGGAACATGATGATGCAAAAGGATACGCAGAAAAACTTATTAAAGAATATGGTCAACCAGACGAAGTAACAGAAACAATGTTAAAATGGAATAAACTTGGTTCATTTGGTGAGGGAGAAATGGAAACTTATATTGTTGATGAGAGTATCCCACATAGTTTTCCAAAACCACATAGAGATTATGTGTACACCGTTATGAATATAAAAGTTGATAGTGATATGTTAGATACACTAGGTCATGTAACAGGTAGTATTATCTATGATGGATTAAAAGAAACTGTTACTGCAAGGTGTGGTAGTCTTTATGCAAATGCAGCTACTATGGGATTTGTAAGAGATATGGTAGACGGTAAAGTTCCAGTAGAAGATGGGCCTGCAAAGAAAGAGTATGCAGATAGGATAACAAAAGACCCACTACCAAAATTTTACGATAATAGAATGAATGAGAGTGTAGAACATATGTGTGGACATTGTTTAGAGGAAAGTCTATGGGCAAACATTCATAAAAAAAGACAAAGAATAAAACAAGGTTCAGGTGAGAAAATGAGAAAGCCTGGAGAGAAGGGAGCACCTACACCAGCACAATTAAAAAGAGCAAAAGGTGAGGGATATCAGAAGTTCAATCAGTTTGTATTAAGAAACCACTGGGGTGAAGTAACTGAGAAAGCTGAGTATCAAGGAAGACCTGTAGAACTAAATAATCCTACGAGGGGTGATACAAAGAAGTTTAAGGTCTATGTAAGAAATGATAAGGGAAATGTCGTCAAAGTAGAATACGGTGACCCAAACATGGAAATCAAACGAGATGACCCAGCAAGAAGAAAGAGTTTTCGTGCGAGACACAACTGCGATAATCCAGGCCCTAAGTATAAGGCAAGATACTGGTCTTGTAAGTTCTGGAGTGCAAAGAAATCTGTAACGGATTTAATGAAGGGGTAAACAGATGAGATACAGTAAATCAATGATAGAAGCAGTCAAACAAGTTGCAATGTATGAACAGTTTGATTATGTCCTACTAGATAAAGACAATAAAATTCTCGCAAGGTATAAAGGTAGAGATGCGAAGAAACAAGCAGAACTCAATAAAAAAGGTGCAGAAAAAAAAGTTGGTGTTATGAAACCTATCAAAGTTTACCCAATAAGACCAACGGATAAAAAGAAAATAGGTGATACTGTTCTCGCAATCGGTGAACAACCCCTCACCGATAAGGACAGAGAAGATATTGATGAAGATAGAAAGAACGCACTTGCTGGATTTGATAATCGTATCAGAGATGCAGCCTCAATGGACAGAAAAGATTTCATCAAAGCAAAAGAGTTGTATAAAAGAAAAGATGTAAAGGGATTAAGAAAACATATTTACAGTTTAGACACATCACCTTTAGAAACTGTGATGAATCTTATATCAATACAAGACAGACCATTCTTTGATAAGATGTATCCAAACACAAGAGGTGGAGAGTTCTTAGCAAGGATTGCATACCAACATAGAAACCTAGACGAAAATATTGATGAGAATAAAGATGACGAAAAGAAAAGAATGAAGGGTGCAAAACTAAAACTTAAGATGGGTGATGCACTTGATGAAAAGTTTACTAAAAAAGATTTTGACGATAATGAAGATAAGAATAAACATACAGAAAATGGTGTCGCAGTTGTAAATATGTTTGGTACATCTGCTGAAAAGATGAAAATGGCAGGTATTGCAGCTAGACATAATATGAGAGGTTCTATTAGTAGTAAAGACCAAAAAGATAGAGATGCAATGGTGAACAAGTATTACAAAAAATTAAAAGAGGGAACAGTCAAAGAAGATGGACACACAGATGTATCAAGTGCAATCCGTCAGTGTAAGACAATCACAGAAGACGCAATGCAGATTATGGGTAAGTTAAAATCTATGAGTGGTGAAGACTCATTACCTACTTGGTGGACAAACAAACTTGCAGTTGCATCAAACAGTATGAATAAGATAAGAGATTATCTATTAGTTCCAAGTATCCAAGAAGAAGCTGGTGATATACCAGACCTTAAAAACTTAATTAGTGAATTAGTTAAAGCATCTGGTATGCACCTTGCACAATCTAAAAGAGTTCAGGCTCATGTGGATATGATGACCAAAGCAAATGCAAAGGGCCCAGAGGGTGCTGGTGGTTTAGCAGACTTAAAGAAAATTGTTGGTGAATTACAGAAGGCATCTGAAGCACACAAAAGACAATCTAAAAGTATTGATGCTCATGTAAAGTTCATGGAAAAAATGGAACAAATAGATGAAAGAATGAAACTACCTCGTCAGTTGATAGACAAAAATAAAGAGGTTATGATTGTAAAAAAGAATAAAGTTATCGTAGTTGATAAAAAAGACCAAGACAAATATATGCGACAAGGTTGGGAACTTGCAGAGAGAGAACTCACTCCAAGAGAACTGAAAAGAAGAGAAGAGATTGCAAAGAAACTTGACCTTAAAGACTTTGAGAAAAGATATGGTAAAGACAAAGGTATGAATGTAAAGATGGCTGTTGCAACAAAGATGGCAAAGAAAGAAACAGAAGAAGGTACAAAATTTTACAGAGATGTAACAAGTAAAGATTTATTAGAAAATAAATTTAAAGATGCGAAGAGAGGTGCTCAACATTTTTCCAAAGTTGATGGAACAGAATATGTTTGGAACTTTGTATATGATGACTTTGGAAGAACAAAACTCACTACTGAACCAGATAAGGCTACGCACTTGGTGTACACTATGGAGGGATTAGATAATCCACAACTATTGAAGATAAGTGAGAGAGAAATTTTAGATTACAAAAAAGGAGAAAACAATGAGTTATCTAAAAAGTAAAAAGGGTAGTCTTGAAAGTTCCATAATTGGAATCTGGAATGAGGCTGCAAAAAAAACAGAGGGTAATGCGTTTGGAATGGCGTTACAACAAGCAAAAGAAAATGGTGACAAAAAATTTGTGGTTGGTGGTAAAACTTATGATGTCAAACAAGAACAAGAGAAAATGGACAAGGTTAACAAGGTTGCACTTGGTAAGAAGTTTAAAGACAGAAAAGACAAAGATATTGACAATGATGGTGATGTAGATTCATCTGACAAGTATCTACATAAAAGAAGACAAGCAGTATCTAAAGCGATTGCAAAGGAGAACTTTGAAGTGGGTACAAAAGAAAGAAGAGACCATACTTTAAAAACAACTCCAGGCCAATCACCAGAGGAATTTGAACAACAAGTAAGTGTAATGCATAAGAAAAAGAACTCTATGCGTGAAGCAATCGCAAAGATGTGGGGTGTTGATGAAGGTCATAATCCATTTGACAAAAATGGAAAAAAAGGTGATAATAAAGATATGAAGAAAGAAAAGAAGACAATGACTGGACAACCACAAACTAAAGTAGAAGTTGAACCAAAGATTGATGAAAAGAAGAAATGAAACAACTATACGAACTAAGAGAACAGGTAAGTGAAGGTGACTTACCAGAAATCTATTGTGATATGGACATGGTTCTTTGTGATTTTATCAGAGGTGCAGATAAAGCAATAGGAGAACCTTTTGTTCAAGCAGATAAAGAAACAAGGTGGAAGAAAATAAATAATACTAAGGGATTTTGGGAAGGACTGCCTTGGATGGCTGGAGGTAAAAGATTGTATTCATTTATCTCAAAGTATGACCCTCGTATTCTTTCTGCGTATAGTACACAAGATGCAAACTCCAGAAGGGGTAAGTTAAAGTGGTTGGCAAAAAATACTAAGATACCAAGAGGTAAAACACATTTAGTATTAAGGTCACAGAAGAAAGATTTTGCAGTGAATAGAGATGGAAGTCCAAATCTCCTTATTGATGATTATATAAAAAACATAAAAGAGTTTGAGTCTAAAGGTGGTATAGGTGTACACCATACCGACACAGGTAAAACTCTAAGAGAACTTAAGAAATTAGGGTTCAAATAATTATAAATAGTTAGAAAATAAGGAGAAACAGATGCCTTTAGCAAAGAGTTTTAATATTGTACTGGAAGACTCCTCGGCTGAGAATGAATATGTCGTTCTAAACGGAACAGACAGCACTGGTGTTGCTGACTCTGGGGACAGAGTTATTGGACTAGACGCAAGTCAAAGTGAGGCAAAACCCAGTTGGTTAACTGAAGCAGCTGATGGGTCTGGAGATTACGCAAAAGAAAATGTTATCGCATTTGATGGTGGTTGGGGTTTTCAACCTGGCTCAAAGTCAAGTGGTAACGACAATACAAACGCAGACCCAGAGATTATAGCTGCGATAAGAGGATTAAGAAAGTCAATAGATGTTCCTACTGCACCACAAGTGACAATAGGTAATGCATCAGACAAGACAAAGTTCTTTCCAGATGGAGATACCTTTACAGGTGTCGCATCATCATCTATGGGTGATGTCGTTGTATATGTTAGATATAACGAACAGATTGATGTTACAGGAACACCACAGTTACAGTTGAAACAAGCAACTGCGTTAGGTTCTACTTTTGGAACAATTATGAGTATGAACTCATCATATTGTGATTTTTCAAATGGTATCATTGCATTTGCATTACCAGCAGGCACAGATACAAGAACAAGTAATGTAACAAATAATACACTTGGTGTTAATTCAGATGACGCAATAAGTTTGAATAGTGGAACAATCAGTAAAGTTGCTGGTGATAGAGTATTAGATGAAGAAGGTAATCCAATGCAACTAAACTCAACTGCTTCTGCAACAGACACAAACGGATTATTAAGATTAGAAGGAACTATGGCTGCAGACTTGACATTGACTCTTGATTCAGATGCATCATTTACTGTATCCTAATAAGTCGTATAAATAAAAATAAAAGTGAGATTATATTATGGTAAATGAAAAGACTATTAATAAAAGAATTGCAGCTCTTGAGAGTGATATCAAAGTAATGACAAACACTATACAAGAGTTAGATGCTAAGAAACAGGAAGCAATCGCAAACTTAAATGCACTACATGGTGCAAAACAACAATGCGAAAGTTTCTTAAAAGAATTACATAATGATGACCAGACTGCTTCGGCTGTGTCTGGTTCGTGATGTAGGAATTTACCTACAGTAACATTCCCCTTAACTGGGGTTCTTATTAATAAGGAGAAGGCACATGGCCGATAAGAAAATTACAGCGCTTACTGACTTAAGCACTGGAGTAGCTGGTGCAGACTTACTTCATGTTGTTGATGACCCAACTGGTACACCAATTAACAAGAAGGTTTCTGTAACAAACTTCATTAATAACTTACCATCTTTCATAGGTTTCTCAAACTCTGTGCAAGATATTTCATCTGCGACTACTACTGCAATATCAATCACAACTGCTTTGACATTGTTAGAAACAACAGGTACTAATGCTGCTACAACACTTGCAGACGGTACAGTTGTTGGACAAATCAAAATAATTGTTCACGATACTGACGGTGGTGCATCTGAGATGACACCTGCTGACCCAATGGGTTATACAGATGTTGACTTCGTATCATTAGGTGATTCATTCACATGTATTTGGAGTGGAACATCATGGGCTGCGTTATCAAACATCAACTTAGCTGCTGATGATGGTATCGTTGAAATCTCAACAACTGACTAATTTGGTTGTTCAATTTTTAGTGGGGGGAAACCCCCACTATCTTTTTTATTAAGGAAGTAGATATGGTAAAATCATTTAAAAGATATTTAAAAGAAAGGTCATACAGTGGTTCTAGTCCAGGCGATGAATATGGTATTGACTCTGACACAGGTATGTCTGCTGGTGATGTTACAAATGCAGATACACTAAGAAAATTAAATGCGTATATTGGAACTATCGGTAACATGGAATATCTACTCCCAGAACACGCACTTAATCGTTTAAGAACCAGTTTAATGAAAGTAGGTTTATCTTTCGGTGATATACCTCCAATGGAAGGTGCGAGTGGTTCATTCGATTTACCTTTAACTAGATTTGGTGGTAGATTTGGAAAAGATACAGATACACCTTATGATGAGTTTGTCAATGATGATGGTATTTCACACATCTTAGAGGGTGGTTTATCTCTCAAAGTTAATTATGAGATGTCACCAAAGAATAATTCATGTAGGGTGTTTGCAAAGATAGCATAACACAATGTATGAAAAAATAACGAGTGAGAATGTTATGATGTTTGCAATCAGACATTATAATAATCCTCAGTGTGAAGGTGAAAAAGAATTTCAAGATGATTTAAAACGGTTTAAATACATCAAAAGACTCCTCCGAAAATATGATGAAACTGGTATCCTCAAAGAAAGATTACTTCTCAATCATTTCATAGTTCTTAAAAATGTGTTTGGTGTAGATGCGTGTGCAACTCTATTACTATTTAAAATACAGAGAGAATATTGGGGCGTAATGAAGTCATTTCTGATTTACCTAAATATACTTAAAGAAGATGAACTCTCTGATGTCGATAGTGACAAAGAGGTAATAAAAGTTTTAGAGGAACTATAATGGGTAGAGCTGTAGACTTATTCGTAACTTATCGTTTTATAAAGTTACTTACAACACCATTTGAAAAGACAGATGCATACAAATTAGGTATTATTGATAAAGATGGAAATCGTATTAGAAAACCTAATTCAACTCAAGTAGAGGTTGAACTCACCACATCTCAACTTAAAAATTCATATACAATTTTACACAAACTTGTATTCAATATTAAAAAGATATTTTCAAAACTACCCCTACTTAGAACAAAGGTAGGTACATATGCAGCTGCATTGTTTCTACTTAAAGATACTTTCAAAGAACATATGCAAGACCCAGATATATTTGAGAAAGAATTTATGAAGTTTCTCAAAGAAAACAAGGTTGTTCTTGATACTGAGATATCAGAGGAAGTTATAGGGTTTGGAGAAGTGTTACCCAAAGGTGAGTATGTTCTAAAGAATGATATACTAAATAAAGAAGAAGAAGAATTAACTGCAAAGAAGGGTGATAAGGTCTCAGCATTTGAAGACCAAGCACCTATAGATACTGTGTTGGGTGTTGAGATATTTCCTGTTATTCATATGAAAACCCAAGAAAAAATATATGTAAGTTTGGAGGATATTAAAGATGGTTAAATGGACAGAGGTAAGTGCATACAGTGGTATGCCAGTAGATGAAGACGCACCAACAGTTCACACAGGGCCTGCGATTGCTGGTACAGGTGATGACTCATCAGTTGTGGTGATGAAGAAAAAGAAAAAGAAAACTCTGATAGATGCAAGAACTAAAACATACAAAGAACACCAAAGAAGATTACAACTTGCAAGAGAGAGAAGAGAAGAAAGAAAAAAGAAGGCTGCAGAGAAAATAAATGAGGAACAGATTAATGAGGTTAATGTAACCTTTATTAAAAAGTTTGCAGCTGATATGAAGAAAGACAAACAGTTTAAACCATACGCAGACAAGTTTATGAAACTTGCAATGAAGGGTGGTAGTCCAAGAGATGCACTTGAAAAGGCAGTACCAGATTTTATCGCTGGTAAGGACATAGAAAAATTAATTAGTAAAAATAGAATGAGTAATATATTTGGTGAAGAACAGATTTCTGAAATGAAAAAAGTAGAGATTAAACTTCACCCACGAAATATTGATAAAACAATACAAAAAATTGTAAAACATATAGGAATTGAAAACAGAGGTAGAGGAACAAAAATACAAGTGATACAGAATATGAGTGATGACTCAGTAACACTTGATGGTAGAGGTGCTGATGTTGGTAGACAAGTTAAAGATATAAGAAACTTTATAGGTTTCAAAAGTGCAAAGGTCATAGAAGATATACAACCAAAAACATTTACTCAAAAAGTACAAGAACAAATAAGTGGATTTGCAAGAGAACCTTTCCTTGCAGAAAACAACATGAATGTAATCAAAAGTATTGTCAAGAGCCAGGGTGCAAAGAATATAAAAATGAAAGATGGAAGTTTAAAGATGGACTATTACACTGCGTCTGCGATTTCAAAAGTATATGACAAAGTTAATCCAGCAAACAAGAAGAGAATGGAAAACCTTGCAAATGGTAGAAAAGCAGACTTGATGAAACTACAAGCACTTGCAATGAAATTTGTAAAGTAGACAATGCATGAAGAGTTTCAAATCTTATCTCAAAGAATATGGTGGGTATGGTGTTGACGCACCAGCGTTTGCAGTAGGTGGTGCATCTACTGGGCCTGGTATGGGTCAGTATGTTCCAAGTGCAGATTTAAATCTTCGTGCATCAAAACAAGCAGTATCAGGAGGTAAGGTTGCAAAATTCATTACAGGTAATAATGTAACCTTTCAAGGTAAGAAATATAAAAAAGTTGAACTAGAAGTATTAAAAGTAGATAATAAATCCCAAACTGTTGAGGTCGCATTTATATCCCCCAAAGAATTAGAAAACAGAAAAGTTAATATGTCTTTTCGATATTTAAGAAGAGGCCCATTTGTTGCGACCAAGATACCAAACTACTTTGAAGAAAAGAATCCAAGAATACCACGCAAGAAAGGTCAACCTGCTGGTTCTAAAAAACATTCCGATTTATACACAGACGAAAATCCAAAAGGCACAATACATGGACTAGGTTTTAAAGATGTTGCAACTGCAAGAGCAAGTGTTAAAAAAATAGAAAACTCTGGTAAAAAACACGCACACAAAATACAAGCTGCAATCGCAATGGAACAAAGAGCAAGAGTGATGGGTAAGACTGCTGAGGCTGCAGTCTATCGTGCATACATTGAGAAGATGAAGAAGAAAACCAAACAGATGCAGAAAGAAGACTTTGAACCTGTTAATCAAGGTAAATTATCAGAACTTATTTTTAGAGGAAGTAGACATGGGGATAAAAATGATTTATATAATATGCTTATACCTGTATCTAGTACACTGTTTAAAAGAATATTTCCAAAACAAGTTAGAGGAACATTTTTTCATGTAACTGACACTGATGGTTTTGAAAATTTATATGATATACAAAATAGTAAAAAGTCAATAGCTGCATTTGCAAATATGACTGCAAAAGATATTAAAGGTGGTGTTGCAAGTGGTAGTGGTATTATTGCTGAGGTGGAGGGAAATGCACTTGCAGCTTCTGCTCAAGATTTAATGTCATTACCAACAAGAGATGGTAGAAGATTAATTTTTTACAAATTTTTCCATGATGAATTTAATAAAGAACAAGTAAAAGGTATGGATAAAAGTATGTCAGTTCTTTTGCAAGCTATGATTAGGAAGTATGCATTACCGTCAAGAGTTAAAAAACCTAGATACTCTCCATATTTTTCAGACTTTGAAGTATTTAAGAGTATCAGAAATGATTATGAAAATAAAAAATATGATGAAAGAAACAAAGATGCAAAGACAGCTGGTAAAAGAATGCAGATGTTAATCAAAGATTATCTAAATGGTATAGAGAGAATATTAAAGAAACACGCAAAAGGTGTTCAAGAGGTATTGACTGGTTATCTAAAACGCAAATCAACAAATAGAAACTGGGACGAAGTTGTAATAGATGATGTAAACATTACAAGAGTTTTCATAGTTTCTGACCATTTTGAAACTAAAATATTTAAGAAAGACCAACTTGACCACGAAGACTATAAGAAAAATCTTGAGTTTGCTGGAGTGCCTGTTGAAATCAAAAAAGCAGATGAGGTAGTACAGTATGTTGCAAAGGTCAGAGATAAGTCACTGAAAGAAAATTACATCACAGAGGACGGACACACAGCAAGTGCAAGGATTGATGCAAGACAAAAAAGAGAAAGAGAAAGATTAAAAATAAAACACGATAGAGAAGATGGTAGGGCAGCTAGACAAGATGCAGCTGCAAAAGATACAGCAAGAAGAGTTGCAGAAAGATTTAAACAATCAGATGTAGATGGATTAGAAAAGTTTGCAGATAGATTACTCAAAAAGTTCAAGATAGATGTAGAATTTACAAGACACTTTGTAGATAGACTAAATGACCCAAGAAATAGTCCAGAGATAAAGATTGCAGAGTTACAAAGATTATTTAAGAAGATAAAGAAAAATAAAGGTATAGGTATTTCAAGTAATCCAGATATAGAAGCAGTATTAAAAGATATGGAAACAAATCTAAATCTACCTGTTGTAATCAAAAAGAAAGGTAACGAGTTTGAGTTAATAAACAAAACAATTATGAGAAAACCAGACTTTAAGACAACAAGTAAAGTCATACGATATGAGAACGCACCTAATACAAAAGACGCAATGAAACGATACAGGGCAGGTAAGGCTGGTTTTACTGATATTGCACATCTTAAAGCAAAAGGACTAATCAAAAGGTCAGATGGCACAAAAAGAAAATCTGCAAAGTACGAGGATACAAAATGTCCACCTGGCTATAAGTTTGATAAGAAACTAAATGCGTGTGTTCCAAAAGGTAAAGTTGTTTACTATGCACCATTCTTTGGTAGAATGAAAGACCCTACTCCTTCAAACGGACAAGATGCAAATAATACAGGTAACGGACAAAATGGTAATGGAACAAATGGAAACGGTGGTAATGGTAATGGTGGTAACGGACAAACAGGTAATGGTCAAACAGGAAACGGACAATCAGGTGGTGAAAGTTATTTAGTTGCAGATGTAAGAAAGATGCCAGGGGGTGGATATGGTGTTTATGCAGATGTATTTAAAAAAGGTAGAAGAGTTATGACGCCTGGAGGTAAGCACAGGAAAGAATTAAAGAAGGTTTATAAAAACAAAAAAGATGCAAATGATTATATGGCTGCAATTATGATAGCGAAAGGTGGAGGATAATGTTAAAAGTGTATATGTTAATAATCGTAATGGGATTAGTTGGTGGTGTTGTATATGGTGCGTATTTTTATTACAATGATACACAACAAAGAATTAAAACACTACAAGAAAACAATGCGAAATTAGAAACTGTTGCAAAAGCAAATGAATTGACAATTAATAGTTTACAAGAAAGTCAAGAAAGATTTAACACATTAAACAATGAGTTACAAACAAAACTAAATCTGGCTCTAACTTATGGTGATGATTTAAGAAAGAAACTACATAAACATGACCTTACAAGATTAAGTATTAAGAAGCCTGGATTAATAGAGAAAAGGATAAATGATGGGACTAAGAAATTATTTGACAGTATCGAGTCTGTTACTGCTCACCCTGTTGTTGAGTAGTTGTGGTTATATAAGAAAACCAGAAAAAGAGATAGTTGTTAAAACGATTGAGGTGGAGAAAGTTATACCAATACAACCTCAACCAAAACCAATCGATATGATTGATGTTAAGTTTTATGTTGTAACAGAAGAAAACTATGCAGAGTTCAAAGAAAAGTTTATGAAGACTAACAATGATTATGTGTTTTATGTAATAAGTGTACATGATTATGAGAACCTTGCATTTAACATGGCTGAGTTATATCGGTATATAAGACAACAAAAAGAGATTATGGTTTACTATGAAGAAGCTGTAAAAGTAAAACCAAAGGAGAAAACAGATGGCAAAAAATAGATACTTTGATGGTATAACTAAAGTATCACATGATGATTTTCATAACGAATATTGGTGTTCATGGTTCTTTGCAGAGTGTTCAAGACTTGCGTATGCAACAAGACTTAGAGCAGGAAAAGAGTTTAGAAGAATAGGATTTACTACATATAACTTCTACAGTGTAGAAGGTGCTCAAGTTCATATTGCAAAAAACTCAGATAAAATAATTATTGCATTTAGAGGAACAGAACCTAAACAGTTCTCTGATATAAAAGCAGATTTGATGGCGTGGAAGAAAAGGTCAAGAAGTGTAGGACAGGTGCATGCTGGATTTAAAGGAGAAGTAGATAAACTTTGGGCAGATATAAAAGTAAGTTTAGGAAGAAAATCAAACAGAGATATTTATGTTTGTGGTCATTCACTTGGTGGTGCAATGGCAACTATATGTGCATCAAGATTAATTAGTGATGTTAAAAAGATAAATGTTGAAAGTTTATATACTTATGGTTCACCAAAAGTAGGTGGTAGAAAATATGTGTGGAATCTTCATGTTCAAGATTTGGAACACCATCGCTTTGTTAATAACAATGACATGGTTGCAAGAGTGCCTCTATGGATTATGGGTTATCGTCATTATGGATACTTGACATATATAAATCATTATGGTAATATAAGACCTATGACTTCTTGGCAAAGATTTAAAGATAAGATGAGAGGTCGTTGGGCTGCATTACGAAAGTTTCAATTATTTGATGGTATTCGTGACCACGATATAAAAAGGTATTGTAGTAAGTTAAAAAAATTGATTAAGGTAGACCCATTTTTTGGAGGTTAATATGTGGGAGATGATTGAAAGAATGGCTTCTGATAGATTATGGATATACACTGCAATTATTGGTTCGATATTTGGACTTGCATTTTCAACATATTTTAAAAGTACAAGAATTGGTCTATGGTTATATTCTAAATTTGATATGATAATAGATTACTTGGTAATGCGTTGGGGTTGGACTTGGTTAGAACAACCAGAGGACGCTTGGAGAAAAAAGTATCCTTATGTTACTAAGAAGATTGACGAACTTGAAAACAGAATAAACAAAATAGAAAAAGGAGACTAAAATGAAAGAGTGGATTTCAGATAAATGGGAAACATCTAAGGATTGGGTAATGGACAGAAAAGACGAAAGAACAAGTCTTGATGGAATTGCTCTAATCGCAATGGGTGTTATCGCATTATTTTTCACACCATTAGTAAAGTTTGCAGCTTACGGTGCAATCATCTATGGTGCATACACACTGATTAAATCAGAGTGGTAATATGGCAGATTTGGAAACAGAAATAGAATTACTGAAAAGTAAAGTTTCCGACATGGAGAAACTTCATGTACGGTTAGATGATGCGATTGGTAAGATATCAGAGGTATCAAACTGTATCAATCGTATGTTGGCCGTACATGAAGAAAAACTCTCACAACAAGAAGAAGCAGTCTTTGCAAATGAGGAACTCATAGAACAAAGAAGAACAGAGTTCTCAAACGATATTAAAGAACTTCATTCCAGAATAACAACAAACACAAAAGAGATTATGAGTGTTGCAACAAAACAACACAAGGAACATTCTGAAGCAATACAAAAACTTCACAATGACATAAACAAAAGAGTAGGTGTCCTAGAGAAATGGCGTCATGTCCTCGTTGGTGCGTCAATCGTAGTAGGATTTATATTACATAGAATGATAGATTTTACTTGACATACAAACTCTCTTACTATATGATGACTGAATGTATATTGAACAAAAGTATTTACTACTAGCATCATCACAATTACAAGGATTTAAGAAGAAGTCAGATTATCTGTACAACTTCAGATGTCCCTATTGTGGTGACTCCCAGAAGTCTAAATCTAAGGCTCGTGGGTTCATATTCCGTAAGGAAAATAATCTTATATATAAGTGTCATAACTGTGGAAAAGGTGCGTCATTATCTAACTTTTTGAAACACCTAGACCCAAAGATTCATAATGACTATATATTCGAGAAGTACAGAAAAGAAGACAAGTATGTACAACAAAAGTATGAACAACCCAAGTATTTTGGAGAGGGAGCCAAGTCACTTAAGAAAATCCAGAAAGTATCATCATTACCTGTAAACCACCCAGTCAAACAGATTGTGGTTGAAAGAAAGATACCTTCTAGTATTCACTATAAGTTGTACTATGCTCCGAAGTTTTACCAGTGGGTTAATACTATAATAGAGAATAAGTTTCCAAGTCTTGAGAAAGACCACCCTAGACTTGTGATACCGTTCTTTGATGAATATAACAAAATGTTTGCTTTACAAGGGAGAGCATTTGGAGATGAAAATCCAAAATACATCACAATCAAACTTAACGACAGAGATAAGATATACGGACTCGATAGAGTAAACTGGAAGAAAACAGTTTATGTTTGTGAAGGGCCTATCGATAGTTTGTTTGTGGAAAATTGTGTTGCGACTGCACAGGCAGATTTGAGAATACCACACAATGATGTAGTGTTGATACCAGATAATGAACCAAGAAATGCAGAGATTGTGAAACAAATAAGAAAGTATATTGAAGAAGATTACTCAGTAGTATTATGGCCACATGATGTAGAAGAAAAAGATATAAATGAAATGATAATGTCTGGAAAGACAAGACGACAGATAAAAACAATAATAGAGGAAAATACTTACTCTGGTATTAGGGCCAGAGTTGAGTTTGCAAAATGGAGTAAAACAAATGTCTAATAATTACCTACCCACATCTTACCAAGAATTTATACACCTATCTAGATATTCTAGATGGTTACCTGAAGAAAAAAGAAGAGAAACATGGAATGAAACAATCTCAAGATATTTTAATTTTTTTGATGAACATTTAAATGATATGCATAAGTATAAAATTCCAAAAACTGTAAGAGATGAATTAGAGAACGGTGTGTTAGGTTTAGATGTGATGCCCTCTATGAGATGTTTAATGACAGCTGGTGAAGCACTTAAAAGAGAAAACATTGCTGGGTATAACTGTTCTTATGTTGCAGTCAATCGTGTACAAGCATTTGATGAAATACTTTATGTATTAATGAATGGAACAGGTGTAGGATTTAGTGTGGAAAGACAAGAAGTATCAAAGTTACCTAGAGTGTCAGAGGAGTTCTACGAATCAGATACAGTCATATCAGTTGCAGATAGTAAACTTGGTTGGGCAAAAGCATTCAAAGAATTAGTTGGTTTATTATACATTGGTCAAGTTCCAAGATGGGACTTAACAAAAGTAAGACCTGCTGGTGCTCCACTTAAAACATTCGGTGGTCGTGCATCAGGCCCAGAACCATTAGAAAATCTATTTAACTTTACAGTCAATACATTTAAAAATGCACATGGTAGACAGTTATCATCTATTGAGTGTCACGACATTGTCTGTAAGATTGCAGAGATTGTTGTAGTTGGTGGTGTACGAAGAAGTGCATTGATATCATTATCAAATCTATCAGATGATAGAATGAGAGATGCAAAGTCTGGTCAATGGTGGGAACAAAATGGTCAGAGAGCTCTTGCAAATAACTCTGCGTGTTATACAGAAAAACCTGATATGGGTATCTTTATGAATGAGTGGAAAGCACTCTATGATTCTAAGTCTGGTGAAAGAGGAATATTCAGTAGAGACTCTGCACAGAAACAGGCTGCAAAGAACGGAAGAAGAAATGCAGACCATTCATTTGGAACAAACCCTTGTTCAGAGATTATTCTGAGAGATAGAGAGTTCTGTAATCTATCAGAGGTTGTAGTGCGTGAGAGTGATACAAGAGAAACATTACTCAAAAAAGTAAGACTTGCAACGATACTTGGAACAATACAATCTACTCTTACAAACTTTAAGTATGTATCTGCAATGTGGAAAAACAACTGTGAAGAAGAAAGACTACTTGGTGTATCACTAACAGGTATTATGGATAATGAACTTACAAATGGTAAGAGTGGTGATACTGCAAAGTTACTTGATGAACTAAGAGAAGAAGCAGTTAAGGTAAACAAAGAGTATGCAAATAAGATAGGTGTCCCTGTTGCAGCTGCAATCACCTGTGTTAAACCTTCTGGAACAGTATCGCAGTTAGTAGATGCAGCCTCTGGTATTCATGCAAGACACAATCCATTCTACATTCGAACAGTCAGAGGAGATAAGAAAGACCCATTGACAAAGATGATGGTAGATGCTGGTTTCCCTGTCGAAGATGATGTGATGAACCCTAGTCATACATCTGTCTTTTCATTTCCTATGAAAGTGCATAAGTCAGCTGTGTTTAGAACAGATATGTCTGCAATCGAACAACTAGAGTTATGGTTGACCTATCAGAAACATTGGTGTGAACATAAACCATCTGTTACCATTTCGGTAAAAGAACACGAGTGGTTAGAAGTTGGTGCGTGGGTATATGAGAACTTTGATTATATGAGTGGTGTGTCATTTTTACCATTCAGTGAACATACATACAAACAAGCACCTTATCAAGACTGTGATGAAAAAGAATATCAAATGGTCTTAGATAAGATGCCTAAGAATGTAGATTGGAAAAAACTATCAGAGTATGAACAAATGGATATGACGATAGGTTCACAAGAACTTGCATGTGCAGCTGGTGGTTGTGAAGTGCAATGAAACTCATAGTTTGCGAGAGTTGTGAGGCTGAGTTTAGAATCATGCATTCTCTGGACGATAGATACTATAAAGAGAAACATTGTCCATTCTGTGGAGAAGAACTTACAGAGGAAATGGAACAAGAGATAGAGGATTATGATGAATGAAAACTCAGTCTGCGAAAGCAAAAGGTAGAAGACTTCAACAATGGTTTCGTGAACTATTGATAGATAAGTTAGGAATACATAAAGAAGATATAGAAAGTCGTTCTATGGGAGCTGGTGGTGAAGACCTGATAATGTCAAGGTCTGCAAGAGATAAGTTCCCATATTCGATTGAGTGTAAGAACCAAGAAAAGATTAATATATGGGAATCTTACAAACAAGCAAGTGAAAACTCAAAGAACTATGAACCTGTGGTTGTTATGAAAAGAAACAAACACAAACCATTAGTTTTGGTAGATGCAAAATACTTTGTTGAGTTACACAATAGAGTGTCAAAGGAACTTTCGATTGACGAACTTTTGACAGAAGAAAAGGTCAAATAAATATTTTTGTCATTTTATTGACTCCCACTAAATATATGTGAGGGGTAAGACATGAGAAAAAGTAGAAAGTGGAGAGAAAAAAGAGGTGAAAGTAGAAAATCACCTTTGATTATGCGTGGGCCAACTAAGTGGATACCCATTAAGAAAGAGAACAAAATTACAAAAAAAATGGACGACAGTTATATGTTAGTCCCAGATGATGAAGAACGCAACAATTAACCACACGAATCGATTCGTTTATTTTATTCAATATCTAAAATCTGTCAAATATCGTAAGTCATTGATTTTACTACATTTTTTAAGGGGGGTTGACAAACCCTCCTAGTGTGGTATTATATAGACATGATTGATAATAAACAAATAAATGAGGTTGATATGACAAAACAAACAATAGATTTCGTAGGTGTTTCTGATGGAAACGACAGTTTCGGTTTCTACTTTACCACCGAAGAAAATAAAGATATAGTTTACACTAACACTTGGTTGTTGAAAGATTTAGTTTTTGCCTTGAGAACTAAATATACATTACCAAACACATACATGGCAAGTTCTTCAATGGACTTTGCAACCGAAGAGGGTTTCTACCACAACGGTGCTGCTTCTCATGTTTTAACTCTTGCAAGTAATATTGCAGAGAGTGGTAAGACAATCGCAGAATACACGAAGAATAAGTTGACTGAGAATGTCGATATAAGACAAATAGAGTTCGGTGGTTTGAAGAAAGAAGAAGCCGAAGATTGGTACACAGACGGTAAAGTTGCGTTTAATAATTAATTAAAGTGAGGTTTTATGAGTGATACATTTTATAATAATGACGATATAATGCAGAACATTGATAGTGTTGCAGATGATGTGACTGCTATCAAAGATATAATTGTTAATCTTGCAAAAGATAATATCAGATTAGAGAGTAAGGTCAATAAACTACAAATTGAACAAGACTATCTGATTGGTATGTTCAAGATTATAAACGGTATAGACGAAAAGAAAGCGTCTTAAGAAACGGTTACCAAGTTCAGTACGAGGCCTTCGTAGTCGAAAGAACATCATTGGTAAGACAATGCAGAATTTATCTGGTTGGCCACCAGACTTGGTAACCATTTTAGTAATTTAACAGAAAGAGGTATATTATGAACGGAGTTTATAGTGAGTTCGCAGAGGAAGGTTTAAACAGTAAGAAGTATATTGTTTATGAAAAGTTAAATAAGATTGGTGGTGGTAAGACTTTTAATAATGCAAAGGACGCCTGTAAGTATGCAAAGGAAACTCTTGCAGATTATGGTTTTACTATTTTTAAGGACAACGGAGAAACTTGGGAAGATGTCTTTGAGGCAGAGTTAGTTTCTATTGGAAAGGGAGAGATTGTATGACGGTTTATACTTTTACTTTTATTGTCATGGTGTCAATGTATCTTGCGTACCTATGGGGTCGCAAGTTGACCTATGGTGAGATTGCAGCTGAGGTTGCAGAAAAGACGATAAATAAGTTAGAACGAGAAGGGTTTGTAAAACTTATTGATAATAAGGAAACTGGAGAAAAGGATTTTGTGAGGTTTGAATGAGATTATTATTATGTGCGTTACTTATAACAAGTAATGCGATTGCGTGTGATTATAAATCAAATGACAAAGTAATATTTAAAGGCTCTATCGAGTCAGTCCGACTCATAGATAAAAAAGTATATCCCTATGTAGATGATACCAGAATATGCACCATGCATATTGAATCTAGAATAGATGGTAAATGGTATCCATCAAAATCAAAATATATATTCGGTTCTGAAATGTCTGAGGACGAAGCATGTTCTCTTGCAGAGAATCGTGCAAAGGTGAAAGTTATGAGAGAAGAAATACCAGAAACTCTTGTAAGTAAAAGAGATTTATCTTGTGACTTGACAACCGTTAGAAATTCGTGTAAAATAATTTACATGAATGTTGAGATGCCTGTGGTAGGTACTCAGCGTGTTAAACTTAAAACTTGTGAGGAATAAATGTTTAAATTTATATTTGGAATTATTGTAGGTTTTATGATATTTAAGTTTGATTGGATTGACGATATGTCAAACTTGATTAACGACTATGGTGTCAAAGAAGCCATCATAGAAAAACTACAAGAAGATGTTGATATTAACAAACTTGAAAATGGGGGTGAAAGTGAATATGAATAATATCAAATTAATATCAAGTGCTGTTGCGATTGCAATAGGACTTAGTGCGTGTCAGAAACAGAACATGATGACACCTGATTTAGTATATAAAAGTGAGGTGGTCAAAACGCAAGTTGAGATGATACCAAATTGGTATATGAACATTCCGTCAGATGACGAAATCATATATTCAAGTGGAACTGCAAATGCACCAGATATACAACTTGCAGTTGATATTGCAATCTTAAGTGCAAAGACGGTTCTTGCAGATAGAATAAATGGTAAGTTAGACGGTATGACTAAATCATTTATTGCAAAGATTGGTTCTACTGACTTAGATGCAAGTGTTCTTACAGAGATTGAAAAGACCACTAAAAATATTATTGCGTCTGTAGATGTTTCTGGATACAAAGTCGATAAGAGTAAAATATTAAAAGACGGTACACAGTACAGAGCTTATGTTTTACTTGCATACGACAACGAAGAAGCGACTAAGATTATGATGAATAGAATGAAAAAAGATAGAATGGTCTATTCAAGATTAAGGTCGACACAGGCTTGGAAAGAACTTGAGAAAGAGGTCAACAAGTCTAAAGAAGAAGATGAAGCACAGTCATTAAATAATGTGGAGAGATTGATAGATGAAACAAGTCCTTCTATATAGTTTTCTACTTATATCTATGACAGGTTGTTTTAGTGGAATGGGCCCTAGTGGTTTAGTCCATAATGGTTGTGGAAATAATTGTTCTGCAAAACATTTTTATCTACCCAACAAAGGTGTTTGGGCAGATGATAAACCTATTGATAAATCAACAATAGGTGCTGGTTTTGGAACTGTACTTGGTGTGATTGCAACCCATAGTAGTGGTGACCCATTACTTATAAGTGCAGCTGCAGTTGCTGGTATGTTTTTTGGACATGAGGTAGGTGCAACATTTGATAAGATTGACCAGATTTATTTGAATATAATTTTTCAACAATCATTAACTAACAATGGTAATATGCAATCTACTACTTGGAAACACCCACAGAAAAACTATGTGATAAACTCACTACCTATCAATACAAATGGTAACTGTAGAGAGTTTGTCACATCAGTTAAGTCTGGTGCTGGTTTAAAACAAGTAAGAGGAACTGCATGTTTAATTAATAACGAATGGGAAATAAAGGAGATTTATTAATGTTAAAAGTAGTAGAAAATAAATTAAAAGAGTATTTAATTGAGGCACACAAAACACTGCCTCAGACAAAAGGAAGTAAAAAGACACTTGCGTCTATAGTTAGAAAGTATATAGAAGAAAGACACAGTGGTAGTTTCAGAATTGAATTACTAGAGGGTTTTTGTAATATTGGTTGGGTGCAACAAAATATGCGTCAGATAGATAAAACAATCGGTATTGATAAAAGCACTAAACCTAACCTATGGTATTTAACATGAGAAAATTTAAAAGAAACTTTAGACAAGAACCAATAGATGCAATGAAAGTTGTTGTTCATAATAATGATATCAATAAAGCATTACGAACACTCAAAAAGAAAATGCAGAACGAGGGTATTTTTAATGAGTTAAGAGAAAGAACTGGATTTAAGTCTAGAGGAGAAAGAAAAAGACTATCTAAGGCTGCTGGTAGAAGAAGATATCTGAAGAAACAACAGAAGTTAAAAGAGTCTAGAGGTTACTAAATATGGTCGTGAAAAGAAAAAGGAAGATGACACCAGAACAACGAGAGGCAGCTGCAGAACGGTTGCGTCTTGCAAGAGAAAAAAAAGGTAAACCACAATATAAGAATGTTGCAAAGTCAGTTCTTGCATTACCTGATGACCATTACTTATCATATAAAAGTGTTAAGAGATGGATTAAGACACAACAAGATATCGCAAGAGCAGAAAAAAGAAACATGTTAAAAAATGTTAAAGGTGCAGCTGCAAAATATTATGGTGCTTTAGGTTATATAAATCAGATGAATCATTATATCCAACATGGAGATTGGTGTAATGATTTTTATGGAGAACATGAAGAAAAGAGGATAGTATGGAAGACGATAGCTCCAAACGAGGAGTGGTTATAAAAGGGCCTTGGAAGGATTTTAAGGACAAAAATAAAAAACCAAAAAAAGTTGATGATACAGAGTTTGTAGAGAAAGACCTTAATGTTAGGGAAGACTTTGAATTTATTAGTAAAGTGCATGAGGTTCTTTTACATCAACTTATATTTACTCTCAATGAAAGTGGATTTGATATAAAGTGCGAAGAATTTATAAAAGAGTCTGGATTTATTGGTGAATGTATTCGTGGGTTAATGATGCGTGACTTGGGTTATAGTAATCCTATGTCAAAGTTTATGAATAAAGTAGTTGACATAGATAACAAAGATGGTGTAAAATATGCTAACTTTGATTCTAGTGATTTAATGAAATTGATTGAAAAGAAAAATGATAAAAAAAATTAAAAACTTATACGATTGGATAAGAGAAGATAATAGACCAGACTGGGAAAAGGCTTCTGATGATTTTATGAATAAATTTTTGAAGTTTTGTATGTTATGTATTTTTTTATTTGGGGTATATAAGTTTGTTATAGAACCTATATTTGGATAGTTATGAGTAAAATTACATGGTGGGAAAAATTTAGTCCTACAATTATGGAAGCTGAAGTCCCACAGAAGTTTATAGACATTATAAACAACACAGGTGATGAAGTTTTAAAAGATGATGGACTATCAAAGAAATATGACTTCTCTGATAATCTTGTAGGTAAAGTTCATAAAGAAGTTTCGATACCTGTTCCAGACGAAGATAAGGGTTATTGTTTATCTATATTAAGACAGGCCTGTGTGCGATACCTAAGAAAGATGATTGAACTAGGTCGTGCGTATGAGTGGAGTAAAAATTCTGGTGGTAAAGAACCGTCTGAAGAAAATATTTATCTATCTCAATCGTGGATAGTATCTCAATACAAACACGAATACAATCCTGTTCATACACATAGTGGTAACTTCTCTGGTGTAATTTATCTTAAAATACCAGATGATATGGAGAACCATTTTAACGAAGAAACGAAAGACCACTACCCAGCCAGTGGATTGATAGAGTTTTCACATGGTGAGAAACAAGATTTTAAAAGTGATACATTGATGTTTAAACCAAGAGTAGGACAAATGTTATTATTTCCTAGTTGGTTAAAACATTCAGTTTACCCATTTTATTGTGAGGGTGAAAGAAGGTCAATGAGTTTTAATGCGTATTGGAAAATATAATGATAATAATTGATATGAATCAAATATCTCTTGCAAATGTAATGATGAATTTTCACATAAACAAATCAGATGAGCTTGAAGAAGATATGGTAAGACACATGATACTTAACTCTATAAGAATGTATCGCACTATGTTTAAAGAAGAGTATGGAGAAGTTGTATTAACTTATGATTCTAGGTATCAGTGGAGAAGAGATATATTTCCACAGTACAAACAAAATCGTAGAAAAGGTAGAGAAACTGATTCTAAAGATTGGGATAGTATATTTGGATTACTCAATGCAATCAAGTCAGAGTTCAAAGAAATGCTACCATACAAATATGTAGAGGTATATGGTGCAGAGGCTGATGATATTATAGGTACATTGTGTAGAGAATATCAAGACCAGAAGACAATGATTATTTCTGGTGATAAAGATTTTATACAACTACAAAAGTATGAGAATGTAAGTCAGTATAGTCCTATCACAAAGAAGATGATAAATGGACATAATCCATCTACCTATATAAAAGAACATATATTAAAAGGTGATTCATCTGATGGAGTACCTAATGTCTTGTCCCCAGACCATACATTTGTAGAAGGTCTAAGACAAAGACCATTAAGTAAAAAGAAAATTGAAGCTTGGATAAAAAGTGAAACTGGAATGAGTGACGAAGTGAAAAGAAACTATCAAAGAAATCAAAAACTGATTGATTTAGATAACACACCAGAAGACTTGCAGAAGTCAATCCTAGACACATTCAATGAAGCTCCATACGGAGATAGAAGTAAGATGTTAACTTACTTCATAGAAAAAAAACTAAAAGAACTGACAGATTCAATAGGAGATTTCTAATGGCTGGTTCAACACTATTATATTCAGAGATACTTGACAAGGTGCATAAAGCAAAGACCAAAGACCAGAAAGTATCTATACTAAAACAAAACGATTCAGAAGGTTTGCGTATGGTAATCAAATCCTCTTTTGACCCAAAGATAGAATGGGTTATGCCAGAGGGTTCAGTACCATACAAACCTAATGAAA